TAGGTCAGGATTTATCAAATATATTTAGGAGATTACGCAGTCAATTCTCAGGAACTATTGTAACAACTTTTGCTGAGACAACTGCTAGGAATATAGTAAATAATATAAATGAAAAGAACAAAAGCCGTTTTGAACGCTCAATAGGAAGAGCTACAGGAGTAAACATAGCAGGCGCTATCTCAGGAGAAGACCTAACTGAGTTTGTAGAACTTAGTATAAATAAAAACGTAAGTCTGATAAAGTCGTTGCCTGAAGAGTATTTCAAGCAGATAGAGACCATAGTAAATAACGGAGTAGTAAATGGCGCTAGGTTTTCTACTATAGCAAAAGAGATAACCGCCGCTACAGGTTCAGCAAATAGCAAATTAAGCGGTAGAATAAAGACTATTGCTAGAAATGAAGTACAAACGATAACCGCTCAGTTATCTCAAAGGAGAGCAGAGAATTTAGGAGTTAAGGAAGGCATATTCAGAACTTCCGAAGACGAGCGCGTAAGGCAATGTCACAAGGAACTTAATGGAGTTAGGTTTGTGTTGTCTAAAGGCGCATACTCGAAGACTTGCGATAAGTATATAATTCCAGGAGTTACAGATATAAATTGTAGATGCTCCTTTTCACCAATCCTAGAGGTAGAATAAATGCCTGCTAACTTAGAACGCTGAGTAAAACACGTACAGGAACAGGGTGTTTCTGAAGAAAGAGCTTATGCAATATGTAATGCGTCTATCAATGATGGCCTGCTTTTAGATTCTCCTATAAAGCTCGCGGGAAAGATCGATACTGATACAGGTTTTCTTACAGTCCCAGTAAACCTAGCTAGAGTAGGTATACAGCATTACTACGGTTTTGAGCTTGGTTTAGAAGACCGCGCATTTGAGAAAATTGGCGTGTTTCGTTCTCCTGAAGAAGTATTTAAGGAAGACAGTGTAGCAAGTTTTGTAAATCTAGTTGTTACAGACGACCATCCTTTAGGTCCAGTAACTGTAGATAATGTTAAGGAATTACAACGCGGTCAAGTTTCTCACGTAGTAGCTGAAAATCCGGTACTTAAAGGCATCATAACCATAACCGACAAAGAGCAAGTAGCAAAAGCTCTTGACGGTAAAATAGAAGTTAGCGTAGGATACAGCAATGATCTTGTTCCTAAGAAAGGTACCTATGACGGACAATATTATGAATTTATCCAAACTAATATAAGGGCAAACCATCTTGCCATTGTCGATGCTGGCAGATGTGGTTCAGCATGTAAATTAACAATTGATCAAAAGGAGGCTGTTATGATCAAAATCACCATCGACGGCATCGAATATGAGGTGCCGGAACAGGTAGCGCAGGCTTTCAATAAGTACGACGCTGCTATGAAGAAGCGGGTATCCGACGCGGAAGCTGCTGCTGCGCTGTCTGAAGAGGAAAAGCTCAAAATGGAGAAGGAGAAGGAGAAAGCGAACGGAACCGCTGACGCTCTCAAGAAACAGGTTCTTGACGATGATGCTATCGCCGCTCTTGTTGCTAAAAGAGCGGACCTTATCTCCGTTGCTAAAGGCATTCTCGGCGACAAGTACGCAGATTTGACTAAGGATTGCGGAACCTGCGATACCAAGTTAAAGGCTGCGGTTATCGGTCACGTTATGCCGGATACTGATGTCGCTGGCAAATCTGACGACTATGTTGCGGCTGTGTTCGACGTTGCCGTAGCCAGTCACGGTAAAGCCAAGGATTCGTTGGATAAGCTCGGTAACGAACTTACCGACGATAAGGGAAACAAGGTTACTCGCGATTCGGCGAGAAATACTTATCTCCAAAAAACGCTCGGCCTGCCTTCACAAGCGTAATAAGCGACAACAACCTATAACTCAATAACAATTTTACTGGAGGAAGATATGAGTCCTGTACAAACAAGCTATGCTGCCGAGCATGATAAAGGCTTCGCCGGACAGCGAGCCAATCTCGGCATTTATAACTCCTTTTCCAAGGCTGCGGAGGGCGGCGCTATTGGATTCGGCCTTGCTGTAGTGGCCGGAACTGCGGACGATCAGGCTAAATTGCCAGCCGCTTCTGGCGAACGCTTTCTCGGCCTTACAGAGTATACCACCGCATGGGCCGCCGGTTCTGACGATATACACGAATACGAGCAGTATCGTGAAATGAATATCGTTGATCTCGGTTTGATCTACGTTATTCCTGAAACTTCGGTAGTTCCTGGAGACAAAGTATTTTTCCGTCATACGGCTCCTGGCGCTGAAGTTATCGGCGCTCTGCGAAACGATAACGATGGCGGCAACGCCGATCTTATTGAAGGCGCGACTTTCGAATCAACTACTTCTGCTGGTGGCGTAGCGCTGGTAAAGCTTCGTGGCTCCGAACCCGCCAATGTCGTATTCGATGACGCTACCGTTGTAGACGCCGATATCTCTGTAGCTAGCGACATTACGCTTGTTGATACTACGCTCGGCGCTTCGGCTTCTGCTATGGCAGACGGATATGAAGGACAACGCAAGATTATCAAAATGGTCGTCGATGGCGGCGATATGGTTATCACGCCTGCCAACTTCTTCGACGGAACTACCATAACTCTGAACGATGCAGGAGACGTGGTAGACCTTGTGTTCGTAGACGGCAACTGGCATCTGATCAGCAATACCGGCGCAACCATAGCATAACTGGTCAATTTTAACACTCAACAATAACAATTTTACGGAGGCTCTATAATGTTTAAAAAGTTCGTATATGACACTGCGTCTGGTCTTGCGTTCTTGCTGTCCATGCTTACTGCCGTGGAAGCCAAGATGTATGCAGTGGAGTACAAGCAGATAACGTACCCCAACGTTATCCCTATTTCCAATGAGGCTGGTGAATGGGCCGAGTCCGTCACCTATTTCTTCATGGACGGAAAAGCTGTCGCTGAATTCGTCGGTAGCCGTTCTCTTGATGTACCTTTGTCGGATATCGGTACTGATAAGGTAGTTGTGCCTGTAGAACTTGGCGCTACTGGCTATCAGTATAGCGATGAGGAACTGCGTCAGGCTATGTATCTTGGCCGACCTTTGGAACAAGGAAAGGCGAATATGGCGCGTCGTGCCTATGAAGAACTGGTACAGCGCACTGCTTATGATGGAGATACCAAACACAATCTGCCGGGATTCCTTAACAATACCAATGTTACAGCGGCATCTGTAGTTGATCCAGGCTCCGGTACGGAATGGGTTAACAAGACCCCTGACGAAATCCTGTTTGATATCAATGATATCCTTGGAGACGTTTTTGTCGATTCCTTGCAGGTTGAGCGCGCCGATACGCTAGCGTTGCCTACTGCTCAGTGGAGTTATATTGCATCTACTCCGCGCAGCGCTAACAGCGACACAACTATTCTTCAATATGTTATAGCTAACAGCCCGTATCTCAACAGCGAAAGTGACGTAATTCCGCTGTCTGAATTGGCTGGTGCTGGTGCTGGTGCTACCGACCGCATGATGGCGTATACCAAGAACATCGATAAAGTCGTATTACATATTCCTATGCCGTTGCGTTTTACTGAACCGCAGCGCAAAGGTCGCGGCTTTGAAGTTCCTGGAGAATTCAAGGTGTCTGGTGTGGAATTCAGATATCCCGGATCAGCGCGCTACGCAGACGGCATCTAATCGGCCTGTAGTAAAACATAAACACAAACTGAGGGCAATACAGTGTCAAAAGATAATTTGGTAGTAGTAAATTCTCAAAAGCGCGTTCTCGTATTGAAAGCGCTTGGTCATCCTGTACTCAGGATTCTTCCCGGCTTCAATGAGCTTGAAGTATCAAGCTTGAATCCGTATATCAAAAACAACGTTGCTGCTAAAGCCATGGTGGACGAGTTTATTACCGTACATGACGGCAAGCTAAGCAAGGCTCAGCGGGAAGAGGCCGAAGCTTCTAAGGAGAAAAACGCTCGTCTTAACAAAGCGTCTATTATCCTTAAGAAGACGCAGAAAAAGCTAGCTGAGGCCGAGAAGAAAGGCGAAGCATCCTCAGCCGCTTTGGACGCTCTCCGGGCAGAAATGCAGGAAATGAAGGTCCAGATGGCCGAGCAGCGCGTAAAATACGCTCAGGAAGCTTTCGACCGGGTAAAAGAGGCCGACGCTGAAGTTGAGGTGCAGAACAAAGCTCTTGATGAGCTTAACGCTGCTGAAGAGGCTTTGAAAGAGCTTAAAGGCGAATAATATGTCCGTAACCGCTGCCAGCATAAAACTGCGTTTTCCGGAATTCGCTTCGGAAGACGATGCGCGCATAACGTTGTTCATAGGTGACGCTGAGTTGATACTAAATCCATCAGCATGGGGAGATAAGCTTGATTTAGGTACAGCTTATCTCGTCGCGCACTATATTGCGTTAGCAAATAAGTCGTCTGACAGCGGTTCGTCTACTCCTAATGCTGGTCCTGTCACAGGAAGAGCTGTTGATGGGGCCAGCGTTTCTTACGCTAGCGCAACCTTAAATGATCAGAGCGAAGCGTATTACATGCAAACTTTGTACGGTCAGCGTTATTGGAATTTATTAAAAACATTAGGAATACCTGCTTTTATAGTGTAGAATGGCTTCTAGCAAAATTAAGCGTATTGGTCCTGGAGTTAAAGTTATAAAAGGACGCTTGAAAAATCCTGGCAAAGTAGCTGTTGGAATAATAGATGCAGGGAAACATGCAGAATCCGATATGACTGTTGCTTCTATAGGTTATGTGCACGAGTTCGGTTCATCTGACGGAAGGATACCAGAACGTTCGTTTATGCGCAGCACTGTAAAGGAAAAACGCAAAGAGGTAAACGCGTTAAATAGAAAACTGTTGATAGCTGTACAGACTGGAAAATACAGCTTCAGTAAAGCGCTTGGAATTTTAGGGAGTTTTGTAGCAGATGCTATCTCAAGGAAAATTGTTACGTTAAAACAACCTCCTAACGCATTGTCTACAATATTGGCTAAAGGTTCAAGCAATCCTCTAGTAGATACAGGACAATTGAAAAATTCTATCACTTGGAAAGTAGAAAATGAATAACGATGTAAGCGAAGCATTTTCTGAGTGGTTGGAGCCTATAACTTTAAAGAGAACTAGTAAAGGCGCTTATATAGAAGGTCGTTGGAATGAAGGCTCTGAGACCAATATACCTATAAAAGCTGTAGTACAAAATGCTTCTCCAAAGGATTTACAAGCACTTCCAGAAGGAAACAGAACGTCTGAAGCGATAAAGTTGCATTCTGTCTCTGCTATGATTCCTACGTCAGAGAAAGATGGAGTAAATGGAGATACGTTTAAATATCAAGACGCAACTTGGCAAATTCATAGCGTATTTAATAGGAAGATAGGAAATTACTACAAAGCTATCGCTATTAGGATAAAAGAATGATAGGTTTGAAAGCTATAGAGGACTCGTTATTAAAATGGTCTTCTGACGCTATGAACATTGACGTTATCATAGCGCATCCAAACGCTCCTAGACCTTCAGGACAGTACGCTACTATACATGTAATGCAAGAAACTCGCGAAGGATGGAACGGCAAAAAAGAATCTGTTATAGAACCTGTTCCCCCAGAAACGATACGAACTATTCTTAGAGAATACTCAGGACTATTCAATTTAATGGTTAGTGTAAACGTCTTTAGAGACGACGCTATGTATTATGCTACTGCCTTAAGAGATAGCGTATGTAAGCTTTCAGTAAAAGACTTTTTGTGGGAAGCTGGCTTAGCTTTTGTTAGCACTAGCGACATAAGGGAGATAACTGAAGTAATTGACACAAAATTTGAAGACCGCGCTCAAATAGACTTTTTCTTTCACGTAAGATCAGAGGAAGACGAGGAAATAAACGAAATAAAGAGCGTCACTATAACAAATCAAATAAACGGCGACACAATAACTATAGAACAATCATAGAAAGAGAGGTTTGCTATGGCACAGCGTGCAATTAAGCGTTTTGTTGATGTAGAAATAAGAAAAGATACTCCTAGGGTATCTGCGGCGGGTTTTGGTATACTGCTGGTAGTTACTGACGATACGCTATTGACTACCGGAACAAGGACAAAGCGTTTTACTACGGCTGAAGCTGTATCTGATTTCTTCGGAGAAAATACCGAAGAGCATAAGGCTGCTGACGCTTTCTTCTATCAAGACCCTTTTCTTACAAATCAGCCTGAAGAGATCGTTTTTGGACGATTCGCCGACGCCGATACTTCTGCCGTTATTGAGTGCGGAGATTCTCCGCTAACTGATATAACCTCTTGGAAAGCTATAGCCGATGGAGAATTTTCCATTGATATCGACGGAGGTACGGTAGAACTTACTGGTATGGATTTCAGCGCGGTTACAAGCTTGGATGATGTAGCAGCGGTTATCGCAGCGGAGTTAGCGGCTAACGGAGACTGCATATATTCAGGCGGTAGATTTTCTATCATAAGCCCTACTACCGGAGCAGCTTCTACTGTATCGCTGCTTTCTACGGTAGCTGTCCCTGCTGGAACAGATATCAGCGGCACTGGATATCTTGACGGAGATACCGCAAAATCAGCAGAGAATCCAGGAGGAGCTATACTGTCTCAGGGACAGGTTGCCGAAGCTTTTTCCGACGCGTTAGACGCTATCAGAGCTTCTAACGATGATTGGTACGCGCTTGGCGCTATCAAAAAGTACCGCGACACTGCCGACACTAAAGCTATGGCAGACGCCATTGAATCTATTCGTAAGATGTTCTTCATAGCATCTAACGACGCTAACACGCTTGTTCTTGGCAGTTTGTCTACTTTCGGCTACTATCTGAAAAACGCAAATTACAAGCGCAGCGGTTATGTGTACCATGACAATACCGCACTATACCCCGATATGTCTACACTCGGCCAGCAATTACCGAAGGATATCGGCTCTACCAATTGGGCCTACAAGGAGCTTGCAGGAATAGCTCAAGGCGCTATGGTGGATATTACTCCAGTAGACCTGTCTCAATCGCAAATTGATGCAGCTTTGGACGTAAACGCAAATCTTTATACTACTACGCTTGGCGCTGATTTCTTCTATTTCGGCACTATGGGTGGCGGTAAAAACGTAGATGGAGACGGAGAGTATATCGATATTATAAGAAATATCGATTTCCTACAGGCTCGTACTGAAGAGCAGCATCTTTCGCTATTCCTTGAAAAGGATATTGTTCCTTTCGATAATGCCGGCATAACTATCATAGATAATCGGCTTAAGAGCAGCCTTAATACCTATGGCGTTGTTCAGGGCATCTTAGTAGAAGGTTCGGTAGTTACTTCTTTTCCTAAGCGCTCTGAAGTTTCTACTACCGATAGGGATAATCGGCATCTGCCTGGAGGTACTTTTACTGCCGAGCTTCGCGGTGCGGTTGACACGGTAACAATTCGTGGAACAGTTTTCATATAACTAGGAGATCATTGTTATGGCAAAATTTAAGAATTATACGTTTACAAACG